GGCCTACTCTTCGTGGGCGGCGTTTTCTATCTCCCATCACGCACTCATTCAATATTGTGCGTTTTTGGAGGGCCATGAGGGCTGGTTTGAGGGTTATGGTATTTTGGGTGATGATATCGTCATGGGGGACGGTAAAGTCGCCAGACGGTACGAGTACAGTGTCGGAAGTTAGGTGTTACGCTTAGCCTAGCTAAATCGCTGCCAGGGGTACGGGGTCCTTTGAGTTTGCGAAGCGGATGGTCCTACGTGGGGCCGATGTTACCCCTCTATCATTGTGTGATGGAGTTGGTAAGTCGGTGTGCCTCGTTAGGATTCATCCGTCTGGCTTCAGTACTACGGTCGCTTGGTTTTGGTTACCGGTCTACTGCCCGACTGATGCAAAGGTTGGAAGGTATTCCGGGGCGGAAACTAAGAAATACCATTCTCGCCCTTCTACACCCAGCTTCGCCCTTGGGGCGAAACACTGGGACGCTTGGTTCGGGATTTCGACTGCGGTCGAGTTCGGGACTGTGGTCTACCAAGCCACGCAGAGCGTGATTCAGTCTGTGGTCGACTTTTATAAGTCTTCGCTTCGTCGGGAGTTAACCCGATTCACCGAATTGAAAGATTGGGTGATGAAAGTTAATTATCCGGCGGGGTCTGAGATGATGAACCGGATGGTGAATGATGTATTTCAGTCATCAGACGTGTTTGGAGTCGGTCGCGGTGCTATAAGTGTAAGCGCCGTGATACAGATGATGGAGGTAGAAGAGTGGGTCGCTCAACCAGTAGAGGGTACACTTTCCGAGACTGACGTTCAGTACCGGGACTATTTCGCGAGGCTATAAGCCTTGCGCCCCGTTCCTGACGTTTTGACCCGCCCGAAAGCTAAGGACCCGCATTTCATGTTCAAAGAACTGAATATGTGGAATCGTTACCGACGGGTGGCTCGGAAGGTGGCCTCCAGGGCAACTACTTCAAATGAGTAGAGGCGATCCCGAAGAAAGTTTGGGGTAGTTGTCGGTGGATAAAACTCACAAGTGGAACAATTCGGTTCTTG